TGTGCTTCTTAATAAAGTTTTGTTTGACTACCTAAAGAAAGAGTCAGCAGGCTTCTCAAAAGAAAGTATAAACTTAGAACACTATGTTACTTACATACTTGCACAGCAAAAAGATAATGGATTTAAAATAGACATTAAACACACAACTAATTTGTTATCAGAATTAAACTGTAAGCTAAAGAAAGTTCAAGACGAAGTACATAGAACCTTCAAGCCTAGATGGGTTGACATCAAAGAGGTTACACCTAAGTTAAAAAAAGATGGAACATTAAAAAAGTTAGGACTAACAGACTATGAGTATGAGGATATAAAATCTTCAAAGAATATGAAGACTTTCATGAGAAAGGAATTAGTAGAGTTCAATTTAGGTTCACGTAAACAAATAGGAGAGTACCTCATTAGTTTTGGTTGGAAGCCTAAGAAGTTTACTCCTACAGGACAACCTATCGTTGATGAAGGTACGCTTAAAAACATTACTCACATTAGAGAGGCAAAACTTATAGCAGACTTCCTCTTGTACCAGAAAAGAATTGCACAGATTGGTTCGTGGATAGACGCTGTAAAAGATGATGAGAGAGTTCATGGTTCTGTGTTTTCTACAGGAGCTATTACAGGACGCATGGCACACAGAAGTCCTAACATGGCTCAAGTACCTAGCGTGACTAGTCCTTATGGTAAGGAGTGTCGAGCTTGTTGGGTAGTAGACAAAGGGAATAAACTAGTAGGTATAGATGCTAGTGGTTTAGAATTAAGATTGTTAGCACACTATATGGCTGACGAGGAGTACATAAATGAAATTATCAATGGAGACATACACACCACTAATCAAGAATCTGCAGGACTTGAATCAAGAAATCAGGCAAAGACATTCATCTATGCACTCATTTACTCGGCAGGAGATGCTAGACTTGGAGAAATCGTGCAAGGAAACAGAGCAGATGGTAAACGACTTAGAGAATCTTTTGTCAATAATCTCCCTGCATTTAAACATCTTAAAGATAGGGTTGATAGAGCGTCTTCAAGAGGATACTTAAAAGGATTAGACGGACGCAAGATATTTATTAGACACAGACACGCTTCCTTGAATACTTTATTACAAGGAGCAGGAGCAATAGTTATGAAAAAAGCCTTGACTATTTTATCAGACATGTTAGTATTACAAACTATCCCTGCTAAAATAGTTGCTAACATTCATGACGAATGGCAGATAGAAGTACTAGAATCTCATGCAAATGGGGTAGGTGCATTAGCAGTTAGATGTATAGAACAAGCATCTAAGGAATATGATTTAAGATGCCCATTGACGGGCGAATTTAATATAGGAGACAGTTGGTATGAAACCCACTAAAGAAAAAGAATATAATTGGAGTTATAACAGAACGAATTCTAAAGGTGAAGTTATTTTTAGACATGACACAGAAGAAGATTTTAATTTTGTTACAGCTTTTTTAGATAAAAAAAATATTGAGTATGAAAAGAAAATGGGAGGTAGTATGATGTGGATTTATTATAAGAATGAAACATATTCTTATTATCCTACCACAGGAAGGTGGCAAACACGAAGGAATCATTTTTTAGGACACTATCATTCCAAAGGAATAGAAGATTTTTATACACGATTTTTAATTCCTAAACAAGAGTTTACTCTTGAGGAAACTATAGAAAGTGTTGAAAAGATTTTAGATAAAAATGAAATTGACTTTGTTAGGAAGGATAATACTTTACTACTAACAACTAAACTTGTACCAAGAAAAGATGGTAAGGGTAACAGAAAACAATATGCATACTCCTACACAATAGGAACAGGCAGATGGAAACCTATCAGAGAAGATAAAGAAGGTATGTATAAAGACGTAGAGTATAAGTCTGGAGGCATAGAATGGTTTTTAAAAAAACATTTCTTAGATTTGAGAACACACGCAACATTTACATGAGAGTATATTATGAAACCAACAAAAAAAGATAGAAAGAAGTTTGATTTAGATTTACAATATGGTAGTATTCGTGAGGATAAGATAGCAGACATGCTTACCAATAAAAAAATAGAAGTTAAATCCGAGAGAGACATCTGGCAGAAGTCAGGTAACATTTGTATTGAGTATGAATCATGGGGTAAACCTTCAGGTATCAGAGCAACTGAAGCTGACTACTGGTTTCATAACCTATGCATAGGTAAGGATGAGTATTGTACTCTTGTGTTTAAAACAGATACACTTAGAAAGATAGTAGATAAACTAGATACTTTTAAAACTGTATCGGGTGGAGACAATAACGCTAGTCGTATGTTCTTAGTGAACCTACAGAAGTTATTTTCTTCTGATGTAATTAAAGCTTTTAAAGAGATTAAAGATGATGATAAAAAAACAACCAAAAAAACAACAAAGAAAGTTGCCTAAATTAGATACTCTTGTAGAAGATATCTACAGTAAAATAGAATTTTTATCAGAAGGTAATCAGTTAGAAATTTCTGAGGCTGATTTAGATACGTTCGGTAAAGATATGGCAGATGCGTTAAAGCATTGGTCTACTCCACAGTCGAGGACAAAAGATAATTTACGGATGTCTAACATAGGTAAACCTTTAAGAAGACTGTGGTTTGATGCCAAGACTGCCGATACTAAACCAGAAGTACATTCTGCTCCACTACAAATTAAATTTTTGTATGGGCATTTACTTGAGGTTCTTATCTTATTCTTTGTTAGAATGGCAGGACATACAGTTACCTCGGAACAAAAAGAAATTTCTGTTGACGGAGTGAAAGGACACATGGACTGTGTAATTGATGGGGAAGTTATTGATGTTAAGACTGCATCAGGTTTTGCCTTCAAGAAATTTAGAGACGGAACACTAGCAGACGATGATGTCTTTGGTTACCTCGGACAGTTAGCAGGCTATGAGAAAGCTGAGAATACTTCAGAGGGTGGCTTCCTTGTTATGAATAAAGAAACAGGAGAGCTTACTACTTTTATTCCTGATGATTTAGATAAACCAAACATCAATGAAAAAATAAAAGAAGTTCGTAGCTCTTTAGCTGTTGACACACCACCTGCGTTCTGCTATAATCCAGTACCAGAAGGTGTGTCAGGTAACATGAAGCTTGCCAGAGGATGTACTTGGTGTCCCCACAAAATAGAATGCCATAAAGAAGCTAACGAAGGTAAAGGCTTAAGAGCTTTTAAGTATGCAAAAGGTTTAGTCTATTTAACAAAGGTTTTAAAAGAACCTAAAGTACAGGAAATATAAGTGAACGAAAGTAAATCAAAACAAATAAGAACTAAAGCACATGATTTTATGTATGAGTGGTTGTGCTCAGTAGTTCCTGCAGAAGAAACAAAATTAATAAACAAAGAAAACTATTTAACTTTTTTCCCTACACTTGAAAAATATGTTTACATGCATAACAAGCTAACGCTTTCTACTTTTTCTGAACGATGGTTTATACAATCTATCAAAAAGAAATTAAAAAATAAACAACTGAACCAGATTAAACTACAGGATGTCTTGTGAAAAAAGGATATAGAAAGCCACGTAAAGTAAGACCAATTGAAAAAGATTTACCTAAAGGATATGATTCTAAATGGGAATATAAATTACACACTAATCAATTAAAGTCTTGGTCACATCACGGAGATAAGATAGACTACACAGTTGAGCATACATATGAACCTGACTTTAGAAAAACATTTTGTAATGTAGAATATTTAATTGAAGCAAAAGGTAGGTTCTGGGATTACTCAGAGTATAGTAAATACATATGGGTTCGTAAAAATTTAAGAGAGCATCAGGTTCTTGTGTTTATTTTTGCACAACCTTCAGCACCTATGCCTCAAGCTAAACGAAGAAAGGATGGAACTAAAAGAAGCCATGCAGAGTGGGCAGAAAAAAATAAATTTAGGTGGTTCTCTGAACACACACTACCTAAAGAATGGATGAAATAATATGGAATATAAATTTAACGAAGAAAATATAATACAACAAGTGCAAAGATATGTCGATGGAACATACGACAGACATTACGCACAAGGAAAATATCAAGCAACTGATATGATTATAGATGCAGGACATGGAGAAGGATTCTGTATGGGCAACATTATGAAGTATGCTATGAGGTGTGGTAAGAAAGATGGTGGTGACCCAGAACTGGACTTACTTAAAATAATACACTATGCAATTATAGCTATAGCTTTACAAGATAAAAAATATCACTTAGGAGAAAACACAGATGATTGAAGACAAGGTTGGTCAGAAAGAATACTTAGGTATTAAAATAGATTATGATAAAGAAAACAAATTAAACAAATTTAGTTTAGATACTTTAAAAGACAGGTATCTTTACGAAGCATCAGGAGAAACACATGCACAAGAAGCATTCGCAAGAGCATCAGTCTTTGGAGCAACCTTTAAAGGGGTCACGGATTTTGAACTGGCTCAGAGACTTTATACCTACAGTTCCTCGTTATGGTTCATGTTTAGCACTCCTATTCTTAGCAATGGGGGAACCAATAGGGGTTTACCTATTAGCTGTTTTCTCAATTATGTACCTGACAGCCGTGATGGTTTATCTTCTCACTACGATGAGAACATTTGGCTCGCAAGTTCAGGTGGAGGTATTGGTGGATATTGGGGAGATATTAGAAGTAATGGCATCGCTACTGCTAACAATAGTCGTTCTACTGGTTCAATACCATTCATGAAAGTAGTTGACTCTCAGATGTTAGCGTTCAATCAGGGAGTCACACGAAGAGGAAGCTATGCTTCTTACATGGATATTAACCATCCTGAGATAGAAGAGTTTATAAACATTAGAAAAGAATCAGGTGGAGATATAAATAGGAAGTGTCTTAACATTCACAACGGAGTTAATCTAACCAATGAATTTTTACAAGCCGTGCAAGAAGATTCAGACTGGAGACTCATAGACCCTAAGACAGGGGAAGCAGTTAAAACTATTAACGCTAGAGATTTGTGGTGGCAGATTATAAACACAAGAGCAGAGACAGGAGAACCTTATATGATTAATATAGATACCTGCAATGACGCTCTACCAAAAGAACAAAAGGCATTAGGTTTAAGCATCAAACAAAGCAACCTTTGTTCTGAAATAACTTTACCTACCAACGAAGAACGAACAGCAGTATGTTGTTTGTCAAGTGTTAATTTAGAACATTATGATACTTGGTCAAAGAATGATAAGTTTATACCAGATTTAATTACTATGTTAGACAATGTCGTACAACATTTTATAGATAACGCAATAGATACAACAGAATTAGGAGATTACAATGCAAATTTTAAAAGGTTTAAAAGCCACATACGAGAAGGCAAAGAGGGCTTTACTAAGTCTAGCTTCTCTGCTTATAGAGAAAGGTCGCTTGGCTTGGGAGCAATGGGGTTTCATGCCTACTTACAAAAGAATAACTTTCCGTTTGAAGGAATTTTTGCCACAGGTTTTAACAACAAAGCTTTCAACTATATCAAAACAAAAGCTGTTAGTGCGAGCCAAGCTCTTGCTGAGTTACGTGGGGAAGCTCCTGACATTACTGGTGCAGGTCTCCGTAACGCTCATCTTTTGGCTGTTGCTCCTAATGCCAGTTCTAGTATTATATGTGGTGGTACTTCCCCTAGTATTGAGCCGTATCGTGC